CATCTGTAGGAGCCATATATTCTCCATCATAACCTCCTCCTCCCTGAACTGATTCTAAAGATATACCTCTTTTTTTAGAAAGATAAGGAGATATACCAGCAGTAATAGTTCTATATACTTCTTGTTCAACAAAAGCTTCTTCAAAGAAACCACCAATATCTCCGAATCTAATTGCTTTAACTGGTGGGTGTTCTTCAGCCATTATGGTGGCCTATCATTAGCGAATACTATAATCATACTACACACAGCTGCCCAGACTTCCAAATCAGGATTGTATCCCATATCCTGAAAGCCAGTATAGTGTCGTTCAACTACTTCAGTATCTGTTCCACTAAAATCGCAATCCATTAAAATGTTAGCCGTAGATAACATCAAGTAATTTAATAATCTTCTTTGTTTAAAGCCTACACTATTAACCGTAATAGTAGAATCTCTATCAACAACAATATGAAATTTAAAAGAAACACCATATAATTCTCCTATCTCTCCTGTATTCATAGTTTGACCAGTGAACTGTTGTTCTATACCATTAGCTGTCATTTCTGATATAATACAAGGATATAAAGCATCTTCTGTTTCTGGAAATTGACCAAAAACCGTTACATCCCCACTATCCCAAGCAGTAGCAGTGCTTCCTACACTTCCCGATGTATATGTTCCCGTTCGGAGATTATCTATGATTTTTCGTTCAACAACATTCAAGTGGTCGGGCTCTGCCATTATCGTGCCCTCCTATTCTTATCAGATTTGCCTTTGATACGTACACACTCATAAATAACATAGTCGTCGTTATAGTCTCGGACAGCCTGAACCATCCAACGTATAGATTTATAATATCTTATATCCCTCACATAGACTTTATTACCTGAAGCTGCTCCGGAAATCCCAAATTCAAAATCACGGAAATCTGCTTCATAATTAAAACTAGACCCAGAGGTTATAGTTACTGCATAACGTGTTCCATCTAAATATATTGAAGAACCGCTCGTTACACTACCTGTAACAAAAGGCATATCCACAGTTAACCAACTACCAGTAGGTATGCTCAATGAGGCAGGAGTATAAGTAATAGCATAGTCAGTATCTTGCGTTGCTCCATTAAAGCTCTTAAAGTTACTAAGCTCTATATTGCTTGCTCCACTAGCCTTTATTTGAAAGCGTAATCTATCTGCTTCTAAGGTATTAGTAGCTCCCGTAGTAAAATAAAAGCCACCATCATAGTCCGTGCCTAATGTAGCTGTAACAGTTTGCCCATCGGATTCAAATGTAACATCAGCAGTGCCAGATGCCCATCCACCAGTAACATTAGTAGGAACTGTATAGATATAGCGATTTACATCTATAAGTCTATCCCATCCCTCTATCTCGTTAAATTGAGGGTCATTACTCTGGTTAAAATTATCGAATCCTTTGATAGTAGCTAAATTGGGTGTATAGACTCTAGCTGCACCAACTATATTATGCCCTGACCTTTGTAATGTATAATCCGCAGTTATGCTAGGGCGTATTAGAGCTGGTAATTCTGGTATAACCATCTCTGCTCCACTGGTTGCTATAGTTGTAGTTTCAACACCGTAGCCATCTGTAGTAAATTGAGGAGGTCTATAGAATACAACTTTCCTACTCTGATTGGTATGATAGCGCATATTCCTAAGAATACGCCCCATATTAATAGAGCCGGGTCTTATACCTTGATTACTAAGACTCAAAATGTACCCCCCTCACAGGAGGATACATGGTCTTGGTGGCATTAACTCCAGTAATATTCTCGTTCCAGTTAACTCTACCGAGATATGGAGCCGCATTATAAGATGTTCGGCTGATACTCAATCCAAGTTTCATTACTAACATCTGTTGTGCCAACGTAGCCCATACTTCATATTCACTAGTATCATAGTAAACCTGTAAGTCTCCAATAGCTATTCTATCTATTCCAACTCCATTTGCGGCTAAACAGGAGAGATAACATGTATAATAAATGACAGAACTATCATAAGTATTGTTATCATTTAAAGTAAACGTAGTACCTGTATTCTCTTGGAACCACTCAGCTGATAAATTGGCTAAAATGTCTAATGTATCGTTATCGAGTTCTTGTTCTTCTATACCGGCTAGTAATCTTACTCGATTACGAAATTGTGCGGTCCAAGTAAAGGTTTCCATTTATACATACCTCAGTGCTGCTATTACGCCTCCCATCAGGGTAGTAATAATACCTAGTCCCCAACGAAGTTGGTTATTCATTTGGTCTTCCCACTTCTCATGATGAGAAAGGTGGTTAGTAAACATAAGTTCAAAGTCATCCATCTTGTTATAGATAGTCTTTATCCTTTCGTCCATACGAATTAACAATTCATCTCTATCAGAAGGCATCTAATATCTTTATGCGTCTACCACTAAGGCATATGCGTATTTATTGCCTACTTTATGAATACTCATCATACGTATAGTTTTTGCATCGTCTATCGTTTCTATCTGTGTTTCTAATAAAGCTAATGCTGCGGATATAGTGTCTGCACTCTCTGTGAAATCATTTACTGCGTAATTTGCCATATGTTTTATCAACCTCGCCGTTGCCGGACGGCGTATATTAAATCTTTAGTCTGTATGAGTATATAAAGTTATCGTTAGAGTGCTATCCACGAAGGCCAGTAATATACTGTGCCGCTCACTGTTGCATATAGATACCCATCTGGTACCATTCCCGCACTAGCCATATCGAATACTTCAAAGGGTGCTCCACTTGGGAACCATGTAGCTGGGGCTGGTGCCGTAATTGCTGAACCACCAGTACCAGCGTGTGAAATAGAAGTTCCTCCTCCTCCACCACCAGTTGCTCCAGTAGTTCCTTGTGAACCCTGTGACCCAGCAGAACCTCCAGCACCTTGAGTTCCAGTTGCTCCTTGAGCACCTGTTGTTCCTTGTGTTCCTGCTCCCGTTGTTCCCTGAGTTCCAGTTGAACCTTGAGAACCAGTTCCTCCTGAAGAACCAGTAGCACCTTGAGAACCTGTATTACCAGAAGTACCTCTTATACCTTGAGTTCCTTGAGCGCCGGGTGTTCCGGGGTCTCCAGTAATTCCCTGACTACCAGTTGTTCCTTGTGTTCCTGCACCCGTAGTTCCTTGTGAACCCTGTGTACCTGCTCCAACATCACCACTTCTTGTAAATTGGAAAACAATATCTGTACCATCAGCCCATGGTGGATTTCCTGAGAAAGATATAGGGTCTATACCTATCTTATAATAACCTGTAGCTGCTGTAACACTATCTACTTCAGCTACTAAATATTCTCCATTGTCATGTTCCTTTTCTTGGAATACTAAATGTCCTTCAACAGTTGATGTACTGTCGTCCCATGTTTCAAACCATTGTTGTAAATCTACACCATTTTGGTCTTCGTCATCAATATACATTTCAGTTACTGCTAACATTGAATTACTATCGAATCTTAATTTACCAGCACCGGGGTCAGCATCTGCTGTACCAGTATCGAACTCGTAATTAGTTCCTCCTCTTACACCTGTACCTGTTGTTCCTTGAGAACCTTGGCTTCCAGTTGAACCATTAGTTCCTTGAGTTCCTGTAGTACCTTGAGTACCTGTAGTTCCTGTAGTACCTTGAGAACCTGTACCAGTTGTTCCTTGTGTTCCTGTCGTTCCTGTAGTACCTTGACTTCCAGTTGAACCATTAGTTCCTTGAGTTCCTGTTGTACCTTGAGTACCTGTAGCACCCGTAGTACCTTGACTTCCATTACTTCCGTCTATACCTTTAATACCCTGAGTACCTTGAGCAGAAGTTGTACCAGCAATACCTTGTGCACCTTGAGCACCAACACCACCAAGTTCTCCTCTTACACCCTGAGTTCCTTGACTTCCAGTTGAACCATCAGTTCCTTGAGTACCTGTTGTTCCTTGTGTTCCTGTAGTTCCTTGACTTCCAGTAGTTCCCTGCGTTCCTGTAGTTCCTTGTGTTCCAGTCGCTCCTTGTGTTCCAGTCGCTCCTTGTGTTCCAGTCGCTCCTTGAGGGCCAGAATTTCCTTGTGTTCCTATAGTACCCTGAGTTCCTGTAGTTCCTTGAGTTCCTGTAGTTCCAGTCGTTCCTTGGGTTCCAGTTGTTCCTTGACTTCCAGTATCACCGTCAGTTCCTTGACTTCCTTGAGTTCCTGTAGCTCCCTGTGTTCCTGTAGTTCCTTGTGTTCCAGTTGTACCTTGTGTTCCTGTGGTTCCTTGTGTTCCCGTAGTTCCCTGACTACCTGTATTACCTGTTGTACCCTGTGCTCCTTGTGAACCTTTATCACCAGTTCTACTAAAAGATAAAGTAATTCTTTCACCATTACTGAATGGTGGATTACCTGACCCCACAACTGGTGATACATCAAATTTGAAATAACCACTCTTCTCTTCTGTATCTGTTATTTGTAAAGAAGCATATGAAGTATCTGAACCATCAGCTGATTGAATTATAACTGTTCCTAATACGGTTGATGTACTGTCATCCCATGTTCTAAACCATGCCTGTTGGTCGTTTCCATCTTCATCAGTATCATCTATATACATTTCATCAACACTACTGAAAGTGCCATGATTAAACCTAATATCTCCTGAACCGGGGTCGGAGTCACTTGTACTTGTGTCAAAAGTATATGGTGTTCCTCCACGATAACCTGTAGCTCCTGTTGCACCTTGAGTTCCTGTAGTTCCCTGACTTCCCGTAGTTCCCTGCGTTCCCGTAGTTCCCTGCGTTCCTGTATTTCCTTGAGTTCCAGTCGTTCCTTGAATTCCTTGCGTTCCTTGTGTTCCTTGAGTTCCTGTTGTACCCTGTGAAGAAGTAGTACCAGCAGTACCTTGTGTTCCCACAGCTCCTTGTGTTCCAGTTGCTCCCTGCGTCCCTGTTGTTCCTTGAGTTCCGTCTGTTCCTTGAGTTCCAGTTGTTCCCTGAGTTCCAGTTGTTCCCTGAGTTCCAGTAGTTCCTTGAATTCCTTGCGTTCCTTGAGTTCCTGTTGCACCTTGAGTACCTGTAGTTCCTTGTGTTCCAGTTGTTCCTTGTGTTCCTGTATTTCCTTGTGTTCCAATGGTTCCTTGAATTCCCTGAATTCCTTGTGTACCTTGAGTTCCAGTTGTTCCTTGTGTTCCAGTTGTTCCTTGTGTTCCTGTAGTTCCTTGTGTTCCTGTAGTTCCTTGAGTTCCGTCTGTTCCTTGAGTTCCAGTTGTTCCCTGAGTTCCAGTCGTTCCTTGTGTTCCTGTAGTTCCTTGTGTTCCTGTAGTTCCTTGTGTACCTTGAGTTCCTTGAGTGCCTTGTGTTCCTTGAGTCCCCGTTGCACCTTGAGTTCCTTGAGTTCCTTTGTCCCCACTTCTTGTATACTGATAAACACAATCTTCTTCATTAGCAAATGGTGGATTTCCAGAAGTGCTGAGAGGTGTTACATCAATCTTAAAGTATCCTGAAGCTTCAGTGATACCAGTAATCTGCATAACACAATAATTACCAGCTGATATATCTTTGGATTGGAAAATTAGATGTCCTTCTATAGTACTAGAGCTATCATCCCAAGTTCGCATAAAGGCTTGCATATCAGTAGCGTTAGCATCAGTATCATCAATAAATACTTGAGTTACAGAAGTAAAGGTAGCATGGTCAAGTCTAAACTTACCAGCACCGGGGTCCGAATCTGTTGTAGTAGTACTAAATTCATATTCAGTTCCCCCTCTAAATCCTGTTCCTGTAATACCTTGCGAACCTTGAGAACCACCAGTTACAGTACCAGCAGTACCTTGCGAACCTATTCCACCTTGTGTTCCTTGTGTTCCTTGCGTACCTGTAGTTCCTTGAGCACCAGTAGTTCCTTGTGCTCCAGTAGCTCCTTGTGTACCAGTGGTTCCTTGAGTTCCCGTAGTTCCCTGCGTTCCCGTAGTTCCCTGCGTTCCTGTAGTTCCTTGCGTTCCTTGTGTTCCTTGCGCTCCAGTAGCTCCTTGAGTACCAGTAGTTCCTTGAGTTCCATCAGTACCTTGAGTACCTGTAGTTCCTTGAGTTCCATCAGTACCTTGAGTACCTGTAGTTCCCTGAGTACCAGTAGTTCCTTGAGTTCCTGTAGTTCCTTGAATTCCCTGAGTTCCTTGTATACCTTGAGCACCAGTAGTTCCTTGAGTTCCAGTAGCACCTTGCGCTCCTGTTGCACCTTGAGTCCCCGTTGTGCCTTGTGTTCCAATAGCGCCCTGAGTACCAGTAGTACCTTGAGTTCCTGTAGTTCCTTGAGCACCGGTAGCTCCTTGTGTTCCTGTAGCTCCTTGAATTCCTTGAGTTCCTTGTGTTCCTTGAGTACCAGTAGTTCCTTGAGCACCGGTAGCTCCTTGCGTTCCTGTAGTTCCTTGGGTCCCCGTTGTTCCCTGTGTTCCAGTAGCGCCCTGAGCTCCCGTTACTCCCTGAATACCTTGAGTGCCTTGAGTACCTTGAGTTCCTGTAGTGCCTTGAGTTCCTGTAGTTCCTTGAATTCCCTGAATTCCTTGAGTTCCTTGAGTTCCTGTTGTACCTTGAGTACCTTTATCTCCTGTCCTATTAAATTCTAAAACACACTCTTCAGCATTACTAAAGGGTGGGTTTCCTGAACCTTCTACAGGAGTAACTGTTATTTTATAATAACCTGTTTCATCTGATATAGCGGTTACTTGCATTGAAGCATAGGAAGCATCACTTCCATCCGCTGATTGTATAATAATAGTACCTTTAATGGTACTAGAAGAATCGTCCCATGTTGCATACCAATCGGTTTGTGTAGTACCGTCAGCATCATTGTCGTCTATATATAATTCTGTAACTGAAGCAAAAGTACCATGATTAAATCTAAAGATTCCTGCTCCGGGGTCTGCCTCGGTAGTAGTAGTAGAGAAATCATATCTTGTACCTCCTCTTATTCCATCAGTTCCTTGAACTCCTTGAGTTCCTTGTGTTCCTATAGTTCCTTGAGTTCCCTGAGTTCCTGTAGTTCCTTGAGCTCCTGTAGTTCCTTGAGTACCTAAAGTTCCCTGAGTTCCTTGTGTTCCTTGAGTTCCGTCAGTTCCTTGAGGTCCTGTTATTCCTTGAATACCTTGAGCACCTTGTGGTCCATCAGCTCCTTGAGTTCCTTGAGTTCCAGTTGCGCCTTGAGGTCCAGTAGCACCTTGTGTGCCTTGAGTTCCTTGAGTTCCAGTTGCGCCTTGCGTACCAGTAGTTCCTTGCGTACCTGTAGTTCCTTGTGTGCCTGTCGTTCCCTGTGTACCTGTAGTTCCTTGTGGTCCATCAGCTCCTTGAGTTCCTTGAGTTCCAGTTGCGCCTTGAGGTCCAGTAGCACCTTGTGTACCTTGAGTTCCTTGCGCTCCAGTAGCTCCTTGAGTGCCTGTAGCCCCTTGTGGGCCAGTAGCACCTTGTGTACCTTGCGTACCTGTAGTTCCTTGTGTACCTGTAGCTCCCTGTGTACCTGTAGTTCCTTGAGTACCTGTAGTTCCTTGAGTACCTGTAGTTCCTTGAGTTCCATCAGTACCTTGAGTACCTGTAGTTCCTTGTGTACCTGTAGTTCCTTGAGTACCTGTAGTTCCTTGAGTTCCTTTATCTCCAGACTGAACAAACGTAATTACACAATCATCACCATTAGTAAAATAACTATTACTATCAACATATTGTACTTGTACTTCTTCATATGCTGTAACGCCAGTACCTCCAGCTACATTAGCTCCTGTAATATTAAATGTAACCCATGTAGTAGAATCATCTGTTTTAAATATTCTTAAATGTCCTCTAGTTGTGCTATCACCATCATCTAATGAATCGTTCCAAGCACTTACATCATCAGTATTAATATCATAGTCTGAAATTCCTACCTTAGAGATTAAGCCATAATTGGGTACACCACCACCACCGGGTAGTGTTATATTAAATCCATAATTAGTTTGGCCCGGAGAACCAGCAGTAATATCGAAACTACTGTAATTAAATTCTATACTGTTACCACCAAAAAGTCCCTGTTTTCCCTGAGTTCCTTGGGTTCCTTGTGTTCCTTGCGTACCTGTAGTTCCTTGAGTTCCAGTTGCTCCTTGAGGACCTTGTGTTCCTTGCGTTCCTTGAGTACCCGTAGTTCCTTGCGTACCTGTTGTGCCTTGAGTTCCAGTTGTACCTTGAGTGCCAGTAGTTCCCTGAGTTCCTGTATTCCCTTGAGTACCAGTAGTTCCTTGTGTTCCCTGAGTACCTTGAGTTCCTGTGCTTCCTTGACTACCTTGAGTTCCCTGAGAACCTTGAGAAGACGTAGCTCCTGTAGACCCTTGAGTACCAACAGACCCCTGTGCACCCGTGCTTCCCCCACTTCCTTGAGTACCTTGTGAAGCGGTACCGACACGTGACTCTACGTAATTTTTGTTAGCACCATAATTGGTCTTACTTGATAATATATTTGCTGGCATAGGTGGGGACCCGTTTTAAAATAAACTTAAGTGGAGGGGAGCTTAGGGCGCCCCCTCCTGTTCGCCCTTAATAATTACCTATCTAACCTGAGTTATAGATAACTACACCGGACGCTGGGTTTACAACCTTCAATCCGTATCTCATCGACATGTAAGAACCGACAATTCCGAAACCGGGGTTTGCCTCTTCTACAGTCAATGGCCTTCTCTCAACATAAGCCATAGGCTTCACAGATTCATCCCATACAAAGTATCTATCTGGAGGACACCATGCATTGACGTATACACGCAATCCATATATGCTTCCAATTAGACCTGTGATTGAGGTTCTCTCTACGGGTGTATCAAGAACGTATCTGCCGCTGTTTGCTACCGCGGTTGTGAAGTCTGCCATGTTAAGGATGGTCTTGTAGTGACCGGGGGAAATTAAAAGAGCTGTTGGGTTGTACCCGTGACCTCCAATAAATTCCATCGAATCCGTTATTTTACTCAATGTAACTTCTCCTGCGGCACCGGTATCTTCAACGTAGTGACTTCCAGTCAATACTGCGTCAGATGTGTTACCATAGGAGTAGATACGTCCGGAGTTAACAGTTCCGCCGCTTCCGAGGAAACCACCATACTGAGCATCTGCGAAAGTTGTAATAACTGCTTCCGTAGTTGCTGCTACGATTGAGGTTCCACCAGATACACCGGTTTTTAATGTTGAATCTCCGACACCGAGTAATCCATAAACAACGTTCTTTGTAACGTGTCTATCAACTGCTCTTCGTGCTTCGTTCAAAGCCATTTCTACTTCGTTGAATCTTGAGTCTTCTATCATTCTTCGGGTTACACCTACTGCAAGTCCCCACTCATCAACGGACACTCTCTCGGAGCGTAAGTTGGTGTGTTGGTACTTAGGAGTGTTTCCTTCGTTGATTTCTTCCATACCCATTGAGGGTTTTGCGAAGGTGATATCAATATCACCGCCGGTGTCTGTAGTCATAGGGTCGCAGAACATTGACAATGCAGGTAGGTCTACAACTTTGTAGTCCTGAATTGCATCTTTATAGTCAATAAGTACACGTTCGCCCACGCCGCCATCTGCCGCTCCTGTATTTAGGGTCGTCAGTACACCGGGTGCTAAATTTGAGTTTAATGCTGCCATGTTTTATGTTCTCCTTATAGCCCCTGATACAGTATACGTTGTAATGTAGCTGCACCTGAGTGCGCACCACTTGGGTCAATATAATAACCGATTGCGTTTGCTGCTGAGGAAGCTTGTCCTAGGTTACCGTCAGCTAATGTAGCTACACCGTCTCCTCGTCCAATCGTTCCAGAACAGTACGCATTGATTATAATACCGTGACCTGTTATGATACTTGCTATATTTCCACTGGTTACCGTGGTCAGAGCAAAACCTAGTGGTTTTGAGTTTGCTGCTGCGAAAGTATCTATTTCTGCATCGGCTCCCATCTGAACAGGGTATCCTGCGGTAATTGTGCTGCCAGCTGTGAATGGTAAAATTCTTGCTGGTGCACCACCGTCATTTACTAATATTTCTGTTGCCATATTTAATTACCTCTTAGTAATTCTTTGTTGAGCCTTATTTGCCCATCTTTTATTAATTCTACACTAAATTGCCTTTCTGTCTCTTCAGCAGCTGGAGCTTCTCCGTCATTGGATTTTCCTTTTCCGAATTGTCTCTCTGTGTCTACTTCTGGGACAGGCATTGCATTTAATGCGTCGCTGAATCCAGTCAGCCTTGGTTCATCCCAAGCAGATAGTTCCTCAACGCGTGCATCCTTCTTTTCCTCTTCGACTGTGCCGAAAAGAACTTCCTTGGATATAATCGTTTCAATAGTCTCTAGCTTTCTTGCTTCAGCTTCCTTTGCGGCTCTCTCTTCCTCAGCGAGCTTAAATGCTTCAATTTGTTTTAAAGCATCAGCATACTGGGATTCGACTTCCGTTTTAGAAGCATTCAACTCTTCCAGCTGAGCACGTAGTGAAGCGAATTCGCGTTCAACAATGTTCTCTGCATCGGATTTCACGTTGGTTTCTTTAACTTCTTCAGTCATAATTTCTACCTCTGTTTTCCCGTCTTCACATTCACATGCTGTGTGTTCACCACCACAACCGCAGTCATGGTCGTCATCCTTAACATGTAATTCACATTCCGTTTCTATTGTACATTCTTTACAGACGGGGTCCATCGATTTATTATCGATAAAACTTACCTCCGTGGGACGTATTTTAGTGGCGAATGTATCGCCCATCACATCTACATCGTTTGAAAACCAATCGATGCTTACATGTGTCATGTCCCCGTCTTTCACTTTATCCATTGCTTCTTGACCTCTACCATGTGTATTATTAATGGTGGCCAACATTTTCACTGCTGTCTTTCCGTTATCCATCTTGATTAGCTCAGGCTCAGTAGCCATGCCGATTAAATCCTCAGCTGTTCGTTGATGGTCTATATAAATGGGGAGTTCGCTGAATTTCTCTAGACTGTCCTCCAGCATACTTCCCTCAATATAAACTTTTTGTTCTTGCCCATCTGCCTCATATTCATGAGGGCCGGACGTAATGGCGATTACGGGAAATTCCACGGTGGTTACCCCGTCGCTC